CAGCCATCAGCCCGTGGTTTATGGAGATCCCATAGTTACCTTTAATGTCGGCTGATGGCCGGTACTTCAACTTGTACTGAACGCCGTTAGCGGTGGCAGATACCTCGCGCTGTACCTCGCTGAAGTACGCTTCGTCGACGGCCAACGCGAGAGACACCGCCTCTCCAAGCGTCGCGCCCATGATCGACTGAGCGGTCTTGACCTGTGAATCGAAAGCAGCCTGCAGAGCCTTCACGCCCTGACCAGTGACAATCGACCCGTCCGCTTGGCCTGCTCTTGACTCTGGGAAGCGAGTGCCGAACTTTAATTCTTCGGATAGCAGGTTGTTCTCAGCGAACGACATGCTCGGCACATCCAACGGGATACGCCGAATCTTCTCTGGTGTGTTCGACCGGATCACAGAGTCCGGCCCGATGCTCAACTGCGTCACGTCCTGCGGCAAAGCCAGCGGAGCCTCAACGCTCTTCTGTGTCGCCTCCATCATCAGCAACGCCAGACGCGCCTTCGCCGCGTACACCGGCAGCACGTCATCGAACTGACCCCGCGCCTCACCATCAAGTGACGGGCGCAACGCGACAACGACAGGAACCTGACCAATGCGGTTTGGCGTCTGCGCCAGCAGTAAGCCCTCACGCTCCGGCAGGAACATCACGCTCGTGTCCTTGTCGTAATACCGGACAACCTCAAGCATGCTGTTCTCGTCCGTCTTACCGAACATGCCCCGCTTCAGGATCTTGTCCGCCTGCTCAGGGAACATCGCCGCGAGGTCACCAGCCTTGCGGCGGAACAAGTGCGCGTACACCTGCATGTCGCCGAAACGATCCATGTCGAAGTACGCGCCCTCGCACGACTCCACATGAATGTGAGGCCGCTGATCAGCAAAGTGCGGTTCTACGCGCAGCGGCACAAACCCGTAAGTAATGAACTGGTCAGCGGCACGAATCAAGTTCGTACTCATCTTCGACGCAGCGACGTAATAGTTAGCGATCTTCGTGCGCTTATCGGCCTTCGTCCGGGCGTTCTCATCCAACGTCGAGTCACCCGAAGCGGTGATCGACGGCAAGACGCCAACCTGCTCGCTCAAGTCCTTAGCGACGACATCGATCATGTTCGCGATGATCGGCTTCGACCACATGCCCTCAGGGAACAAGCCGGGGAAAACCTGCTCCGCGTGCCCCGCACGCACAGCCGCAACCTCATGCATGCGCCTATCACGCTCACTGTTGCGTTTGCGGATCGCGTCAAACTTCGCCGCGTAATCGGTCATCTACAGCCTTCCAACTGTTTGAGCCGTTGCCAGCTCGTCAAGGGAAACCACATAACGGGAGTCCACGTCATTCCTCGACGCGAACTGGTTAGGCAAGAATTGAGAAACCCCACCCGCCTGAGTAAGTACTTCCCGCGCCACGATCTCGCAGAACCACAACGCCATGACGGCGTCCATCTTCAACTTGCTGCCCTTCACACCGGGCTGCCAAGTGATCAACTGCTCGATCAGTTTCTTAATGTTCTCAAAGTTGCTCGTGTCAGGTAACTCGATCAAGTTGTCATCAGCGTGCTTGAACGTCTCCTGACCTTCACGCTTCGTCTTCGACCCAAACAACGGCGCAAGAGAAGCAACACCAAAGTCCGGGTCCGACTTGTTCGTGGACGTGTGATGAGGTCGATACGCGATCCCCCGAGTCGCCAAGAATGACCTGATCTCCTCATCCTGCGTCAGGAACAACTGGAACGCGTTCGACTCCACAATCACCGTGTGCGGCCTGAACCTGTCAGCCCACGAGTAGATCAACTCGCGGATAGCCGCCGGGGTCGGCGAAGGCATCACGCTCACGTCAAGGACGTACCGTTTCTGCGTGCGCCGATCCACCGCGTAAGCGACAGCAGCAGTCTCACCCGCCATCGCCGGGTCAATCCCGATCACCCGGTAGAAGTTCGACGACTCCGACGGGTGACCAGCCGCACCGGATACCAATGGCCCCGGCTTCCTCATTCCATTAACCGCGCCTCTGACGCATACCGGGTCAAAAATGGCATCCTCTGCGACATCGAGGTTCTGATACACCAGCGACCATTTGCCGGGACCAACCTCATTGCGGACCACGTTCAACCGTGGGCCGCTCCACCTCTCAAAGAAACCATCCTCATCCGGTTGGTCACCCTCAGAAAGGGGAAGATCACACTTCGGCCACAACGTCTCCCAATCACTCGGGTCATCGCCGTAGCCAAGAACAGCAGGCATCGCGAGATACGTCCAAGGGATCTTCGCGTCCGTGTAATGCTCAGGGTTACGCAGCTCCCGATACAGATCAACCGGAGCAACCCGCGTACCCACAACCAGCAACTGACCACCATTCGGAGGAAGGCGGGATGCCACTTCCTGCCGGATCCAGTCCTGATGCTTCTCCCACTCCCCCGCGTTCGACAGGGTCACGACGTCGTCCAGCACAATCAGATTCGCACGCGAGCCGTATATGGCCCCGCCTGCTCCTAGTGCTTCGACGGTCGGGTCTTTCTCCCCGGAATCGCGTGCATCCCCGCCCAAGTAAATCTTGTTCGCCGCCCACTGGTCAGCGGTGGCCTTATAGCCATCCGCTGGCCCGAAAGCGAACTGCATGTCCGCGTAACGAGGATGCGTCAACCGCTGCTTAATCGCATACAGGAACTTCTTCGCCTGCTCCTGCGTCTTCGACACAATCAACACGTTGATGTTCGGATCCTTAGCGATCCGATACGTCACATAATTGATCGTGATCGTCATGCTCTTCGCATGATTCGGAGGGACATTAACCAGCAGGCGAGAAAGCCCAGCCGTGCCCTTCTCATAAACCATCGAGTCGTGAACCCAACCGGGTTCACGGCCCTCCAACAGGTCAGCCACATTCTGCATGTGCG